GGGAGTTAGGTTGGGTTGGAGGAAATTAGGAAGCGGTACCAGTAACGCGCTCAAACGTAGTCTGAGACACTTCGGTGCGGACTCGGTGAGTGAAACCGATTTCATAATCAAGAGGACCGCCGGCAGGATTATCAACAATCCTGACGTTGAAAGAAAAGGTGGTCGATCCGCTGTTTGCGGCAGCATCAGCCATGATCTGCGACCAGGCTTCAACCACAAGTCTGTTGAGTTCAGCGTTAAGAGAATTGGGAAGAGCCATTTGAGAAGATTATCGGAGGCCGGCAGCGCGGAGGATGGCCGGACGGTTCTTGCTGTAGAAATCAGAGGCGGCTTTGCCGTCCTTCTGCTTGAGGGCCACCCACTCGGCGGAGATATCCTCGTCGCTCTTGGAGGTAGCGGCGACTTCGGCGGGGGTGACTTCAAGGGGGGTGACGCCGACGGAGGCGGCGATGGCAGCGGCCTTCTTGCCGGCGGTTTCCTGAGAGGCGGAGATTTCCTTAGCCTGGGCTTCGGCCTTGGCGCGGATTTCATCAGCGGCGGCGAGCTTGGCGGTCAGGTCGTCGACCTTGGCGGCGAACTCGGCGAGCGAAGCGTCCTTGGCGGACATCGCAGCCGTCAGTTCATCGACCTTGGCGGAGAGGGAGGCAACTTCGCTGGCCTTGGCTTCGACCTCAGCGGTCTTGCCGGTGAAGGCTTCCTTCAGCGAGTTAAGGCGTTCTTCGAGCGTCATCTTGGATTTAGCCAAGTGTCAAGCCTTGGGCTTGCAGTCGGTGTCCACGGGCGGGCATCCATCATCGGGAATCTCGCCTTCGTCCTCGTCTTCATCCTCATCCGAATCGGTGCCGTCGGGCTTCTTCTTTTTCTTCTTTTTCTTCTTCTTGTCGTCGGAGATCGGGGGGACGCCGTCTTTGTCGTCGCCCTGCTCGGGCGAGACGTCAGCGGCCTGGGCGTAGCCGGCGGGGCCGGTCGAAGGCACCTGTTTCTCGGCGCGTTCGTAAATGGCGTACTCCTCGGGGTCGATGGCCATGAGGAGGTCGTCGAAGGTGTTCATCAGGCCGGAGACCAGGCTCTTTTCCGCGCCCTTCTTGCCGGACCAGCATTGACCCTGCATATCGGCTTCGTCGGCGTAGGTACGGACGGCCTTGATGTCCATGATGAACCACTTGTGCATCTCGTCGACGTCGTCTTGGAAGAGTTTACGCTGCTCGGGGGTCATCGACGTACCCGTGTAGCCAGCACCCTTGGCCCAGCCGGCCTTGATGAGGTCGACGGTGATGCCTTCCTCGGCGTAAGCGGCCTTCATGTCGTAGATCGGGATGTAGACCCCGATGGAGCCGACGACGGACGACGGGGATACGAAGACCTCGTCGCATTGGCTCATCAGCCACATACCGGCGGAGCAGGACTGCTTGCAGGTCCAGCCGATGGTCCGCTTCTTGCAGTCGCGGATGCGAGCAGCCATTTCGGGGACGCCGGTGACCGTGCCACCAGGCGTGTCGAAGTCGAAGATAATGGTCTCGACGCCCGGGTCACGCTCGGCGTCTTCCAGCATCTCTTGGATGTCCTCAATGTCCGTGGCACCCATCATCTTTTCCAACTCGGTGAGGCCGGAGCCAATCACGCCTTTGACGGGGATGATGGCCAAGTCTCCGCTCTTCACCAGCATCGGCTTCGGGCCGAAGAGCATCTCCATCATGTCCTCTAGGTCGTCGCCAGCCTTCAGGTCGGCGGGGGACAGGCTGGCCACCTTCTCAAGGTATGCCTTGGCCTTCGCCGGCTCGATGAGCATCGGCGAGAAGGTCTTGAAAGCGTTAGAAAGGGAATACATGGATTATTTGTTGAAGGTTTTTTCGTCGTCCGGGTCGACGTCGTCTTCGACGATCTTGTCGCCGTCGTCCATCTTGGCAGGCTCGTCGTCGGCGACGGAGGCGTTGATGTCGGAGGGGGCGACGTTCTGCGGCTTGTAGAGCATCGACAGCGGCACGTCGAATTCCTTGGCGAGGTCGAGCAGGTAACGCTTCTCGGCGGCGTTCTCACGCATCTTTTCCTTCGGGTCGAGACCTTCTTCAAGGTAGTTGTCCGTAAGGCTCTTGAGGCCGGACTCGATATCCATGCGGTTCTGCTGCGCGTCACGACCGGCGTCGACGGTGACACGGCGGGGCGTCGTCCAAGTGACGTTCGTCCAGTACTCGGTCGAGCGGAGCATACCGTCCTTGATGGCACATCCGATGACGTAGCCCCAGACGGGGGTGAGGAAACGCTGGATCATCACCTGCTGACGGTGCGAGAATTTGCGGTCAGCCTTGGCCACCACGAAACGCATGACCGCGCCGCCGGCCTTGGTCGGGTTCGCGCTGAATTCGTAGGGGAGCATCCCTGCGAGGGAGTCACGCTCAAGGTGTTCGATGAATCCGTCGAAGGTCTTGTTCGGGCGGTTCGATTCAAAGGATTCCAGGCGTTCGCCGGGGGCTAGGGCCAGCACCTTGCCGCCGAGGAAGGTCGAAGCCTCGCTCGGGTCGGTCATGCCGTCGCCGTAGTCCTGCGGCTTCATGCCGAAGGCTTCAAAGTCGGACTGGGTGCCGTCGAAGTTCGGATTCTCACGGGTGATCGTGCGTGTGATGTCCGACGCCGTCTTCACGGCGAGCTTTTCGAGGGAAAGGATTTCCAGCATATCGACCAAGTTGTTGATCGAGTGCTGAAGGGGGCTGTAGGCTCGCGCACCCGAGGCCAGCTCGGGTTCGTAGAGGTGCATCACGGCGTTGGCCGGCACTAGGCGGCTTGAGCCGTCCGAGCGGATTACATTATAGAAAATCGGCTGTCCGTACGGGCCAAATTGAATCCCGTCCACCATGCCCGGAGGCACTTCATTGTTGGACGAGTTGCCGACACGGTGGCTCTCGATGACCTGAAGGCGGGGTTCGCCGCCGGGTCCACGGGTCTTGATGATGAAGCACTCGCCGTCTCGGTCCATCAGGCGGCAGCAGATGTGCTGGAGTTCAAAGAACGAGAAGCGTCCCGTGATGTCGCAGGCACGGGAACCCCATTGCTTGAAGTACGCCTCGGCGGCGTCGTCCCACATCTCGTCGCCCGACTGAGACTGGGGCTTGATACCTGCCCCGACCGTGTAAAGGGCCATGTCCGACAGCACCTGACGGATCAGGCCGGCGTTCAACTCCAACCAGCGCATCTTGCGCGTGGTCTCCATGCGGTCGAAGACCGTCATGGTCTTCTTGAAGTCCTGCGGCCAAGACGACCAAATCCATGAACGCTTGTTGCTGAACTTCGCCGACTCGAAATTGGAGAAGATGCCCGGGCCAGAGCCTCCGCCCGACGCCTGCTTCTGCGGGACCGTCACATCGGCTCGCTTGGGCGTCTTGGGTTTCTTCGCCTGCGGGATGGCAGGCTTGCTCGGCTTTTTGGGTCGCATCAGAGTCCTCGGAAATTATTGAGCATATTGATGACCCGGACACGGTCGATGGAGCCGTAGGTCTGGGGGTCTTTGACCATCAGCGCGTAGCGGCATTCCACCAAGACGGTGGAGATATCCATCGGGAACTCCTTCACGACATTCGTGCCGGAATCGGAGTATTCCATCATGGTCTTACCCTGCTTCAGGAGTTCCTTCGCCTTGGCGACGATCTCAAGGATGTCGCAAATGTCGAAAATAAGGAAGATACCTTGGGGTCGTGCCATTTGCGTTTAGCCCCGTGTAAAAGGGCCGGCTGACCCCACCCCATGTACGATCCACAAGAGCCACCCGTGGTATGTCTGTCGAGCCAGCCGGCTTGCCAGTAACCATGCCATGAGCCTCAGGGTCGTCAAGCGGTTTCTTCCTCGGTCTGCTTTTCGTCAGGCTTACGGTCCTCGGGTTTGCCGTGGCGATTCTTGCCGCGCCCGATGAGCTTGGCCATCAGGGCGGGCACCATGCCGATGACCTCGACGTCCCAAAGGTGGTTCGCCCGTTCGCCGATGGGAAGCCAGATGGCTTGGCCGTTGGCCTGCCTGGTGCGGTGTTCCGACTGCATCTGTTTACGGTACTCGTCGCCGGCGTCTTCGGGGTAGGTGTGATGGCCTGCGCGGCGAAGGCGGGAGATGGAGTCCTTGAAGTAAAGGTTGGAGAACAGATACAACTTGCAGGACGTCTGGCCGACTTGGATGACCTTGGCACGGGCGTAGGGTCGATAGGCCACCTTGATGCCGTAGGGCGTCTGGATACGCCAAGGGAACTCGTTCTGGCCGGAACCCTTCGTGGCGTTCCAGGCGTACTTCGCACACATACGGTAGACGGTATCGGTGTTCGGTCCGTCACCCGAGTCGACGAAGACGAAGAAGTCGGAGACATCCAGGCGTTTCTGGGCTTCCCGAAGTTCCTCCTCGGTGTCGCAGTATCCCCATTGCACCATGCGTGACTTGCCGTCCAAGGCCCACGCCCGGACGATCCAGTAGAAGCCCTTGCGCTGCACGTCAACGGCCATGAAGCGAAGGCGGGCGAACTGCTTGGCCTTCTTGTATTCGTCCTTGAAGGGCGGTTCGGCGAGCTTGCTATCGACCATGTACGCCTCGTCGTCCCATTGGTCGAGCATCTTGTAGCCCTGCGGCATGACTTCGCCGCCGCCGTCATCGGGATCGTCAGACCAACTGAGGGCCAGACGCTTCTGCTTGAATTCACGACGGGCGACATCGTCACCGTGTTCCTCGAAAGCCTGCTTCGCTCGGATGGCCATCTCCGCCAACTTGCCCCAGTCCAATCCCCATTGGGCACAGAGTGAGTTCCAATGGAATCCGACGACGCCCTTGGGAGCGTTCTGGTTCATGGGGATGTACTCGCCGGTCAGGTTCAGCTCGGCGCGGACTTCAAACGAATCACGGTAGCGGTGCTTGCACGACTTGCACTCGTAGGTGCAGCCGGCCTTGACCTTGTCCAAGTTCCAGCCGTTCGGCTCCCGTGCGTCCTCGGGATAGATCAACTGCTCCCACTCCCACGCCTGGCGGGTTCCGCATTGCGTACACTTGAACGTCCACTCCCGGCGGTCGGACTGGTTCCACAGGTCGGTGATGTCGTCGCCTTCGACGCCGCCCTGCGAGACGAGCAGAGACTTGCCCTGCCAGATGAATGCCGTGCGACGCGCCAAGGCTTCGTTCAGGTGACCCTTGGGCCAGAGCCAGACTTCGTCACCGCCGAGAAAGCGGATGGAACGACGCTGGAGGTTCTTCTTGTTATTCGCACCCAGCACCCAGACGGTGTTACGCTCGAAACGAGTCTTCTTCCATTGGTTGCGTTCGGAGTCCTCCATCTTGGCC